CTGGCAGATAAAACTTTACAGCAAAATAAAAATTTATTTCAAAATGAATTAGAGGGCGAATTATTAAGAAATATGATAAGATTGGCTCAAGAAATTAATGAAGATGAACTTGAGCGCACTGGAGAAGGATCTCTTAGTTGGATTACTTTATTATTAAAAACTTGTTTTAATCAAAGAGATAAAATTAATAGATTGGAATATTCGGTTTCTCAATTAGAGAAAAAAATAGATCCGGCTCATTTATCTGAATTAATTAGCGTTGTCCTTGACAGCAAGAAAAAAAGTGAATAAGTTAGTTATGATAACTAAAGAAATATTATTATCTTTGATTTCTGAAGAAAAAGATAATTTTAGCAAATATTCACAACTATGCACAATGTATCAAATACAACCGGATTCGATGGCTATGGCGAGACATCAGGGGAAACTGGAGATTCTTCAGGGGCTCTTACAGGTAAAGCCTTCTACCAAGATTTAATTCGTAAAGCTAATACAGTTCCAATTCTTTTAATATTCAAGCATTATGGATTGAATCTTAGCGCCTATAATCGTAGGGCAGTTTGCCCATTTAAATCGCATAAAGGTGGTCGCGAAAGCTCTGGGTCTTTCTGGTATTATCCAGAGACCAACACTTATTGTTGTTTTGGATGCAAGCAAGGTAGCACTGGATGTAATTTTGTTTCCATAATGGATGGTGTGATTGTATCACAGGCAGCTTTTAAAATTATAAATCTTTTTAACGGAAATGTTAATATTGTTGATGATGATAATAATTTAAGTAAAGAAGATTTTTCTGAAAAATTAGAAATTATGTTGGATTTTTCCAATACTGTTAGAGATTTTTACCAATCGTTTTTTGATGAAAAATCTCATGCGTACATCGAAGAGGTGTGCTCGATATATGATCGTGTAAATCTAACGCATAAAAAGCTTGATAATGAGGCGCTACGCCGAATTGTTGAGAAATTAAAGAAAAGGATTGCCTTTTATACATCATGCCACACGCTATAATTTTAGGTGACGTACATTTAGGCAAAGGAGCTAATATCGGTAAAGCTGGTATTGGATCAAATCTAAATAGTAGAATTGCCGATCAACTTAATTTATTGGAATGGACGCTTGAACAAGCAGTCGAACGCGGCGCACATCATATCATCCTTACTGGAGATATTTTCGAAGATCCTAAACCGCATCCATCGTTAATAACGATGTTTATTGCTTGGATAAAAAAATGTCAAGCATATAATATTTATGTTCATATCATTTTAGGCAATCATGACATGCTTCGCAGTGGAATGGTATTTACTTCATCATTAGATATTATTAGCGAAATAGATTTAGATAATGTTAGTATATATAAAGATATTAATACTTTTATGATTGACACTACAGCAATCACTATTATGCCTTTTCGCGATAGAAAGTCATTTAATACGTCATCAAATGCGGAAGCAGTAGAGATTTTAAAAGAATCTTTAGTATATGAGCTAGCTAGCATTCCAGTTACTTATAAGAAAATTTTAGTAGGACATCTCGCTATCGAGGGGTCGATTCCAGTTGGCGATGAGATTGATGATATAGCAAATGAATTATTTTGTCCGTTAGACATGTTTGCTGGATATGATTATGTTTGGATGGGACATGTTCATAAACCACAGATAATGAAAAAGAAAAATCCATTTATTGCTCATATTGGCAGCATGGATATTTCTAATTTTGGAGAAACGGATCATCAAAAACATATTGTTATTATTGATTGTGATGCTGCTGTAGGTAACAATTTTACTATAGAATATTTACCTACACGAGATTTAAGAAAAGTGTGCATCACAGTTCCTAAAGATACTGCAGACTCAACGGCTTATGTGCTTTCTGTACTTGAAAAGTATAAAGAATCTAAAACTCCTTTTGATAAGGCAATTGTGCGAGTAGAAATTTCTTTAGCAACACCCGAATTAAAATCAGTTAATAAATCTGATATTGAAAAATATTTAACATCTCAAGGCGCATTTAATGTTACTGGAATTTCTGAATCTAAAAAAATAGCCTTAATAAAAAAAGACGCATCTAACACTATAGATACTAAAATGGATGTTGTAACTTCTATTAAAGAATACGCTAAGACATACGTAGATGTTAAAGCGCATGATGACTTTATAGAATTAGCTATGGATCTATATAAAATTTACACTGAAGAGTTAAAAGAATGAATCCAGCAAAATTATACATTGAAAATTTCATATGCTATGAACATGTTTTCATTGATTTTACAGAATTTAGTGCGGCTCTCATTGTTGGAAAAAGAGAAAATAATGACATGTATTCTAACGGTGTCGGCAAAACAACTATTTTTAAAGCAGTTGAATACGTTCTTTTTAATCAATCTGATTGTCCTTTAGAAAGGCTAATTAGAGATGATACTAATTCCTGTCAAGTTGTATTAGATTTTTTTATTGGAGATCAGGAATATAGGCTATCACGAACAAGAACTAAAAAGGGTAGTACCGATTTAACTCTTTTGCAAAGAAATGGTCAGCCAGGCTCTATTGAAGATGTATATCATATCATTAAAAATGAATGTGAGTCTCCGCTTTTAGGTAAAAAATTAACTGAAAAATATTGGAAAGACTTATCTGGTAGTCGTGCCGGGGATACTGAAAAAGATTTGGCAAAGTTAATTAAGATAAATCATAAATCTTTTATTAGTACGGCACTATTCCCTCAAAATGATATGGCTGGATTACCTACTGCTACTCCTGAAAAACGTAAGGGCATTCTTAAAGACGCTCTGAATTTATTAGTATATACTAAGCTTGAGAAGATGGCAAAAGATAAGTCTAGTGCCTTAGTAAAAGATATCGATAAAAATAAAATATTGATTGAAAGTTTGGGCGATCCCAATAAAGAGATTATAAATTTGGCAACCCAATTAGCAACTGCGGAGCAATTATTGGTAGAAAAAAATCTATCATTAACCGAGGCTAACGCCGAAAAAACTCTTATTAATGATAAGATTAATGAATTAACCAATATCCATGCAAATTTAGAGAGTAAATTTGCAGGCTTGTTATCTAAAGAGAAGGTAACAACTGCTGAAAAAAATAAACTTGAAATTTCTGTCAAGGAATATTTCTCTAAAAAATCTAACGTTAGCAAGGCAGCTCGTGAATTAGTTCTTGAAATTAATGATCTGAAAGCGTTGCAAGTTAAGTTAGTTGAACTAGATTATTCTCAAATTGATATTGCTATTGAAAAAGTTAACGCATTAAAAGAACAAGCTACTCAAAATAATATGACTATTAAAAATAGCATGGAGGCTTATGAGGATTTAAAAATCCCATTACCAAGCGGCTCAAAATGTAAAAACTGTCGCAAAGCCATGACTGATAGAGATAGAGAAAATCATAAAGAACATATTGCTAAGGAGATGTCGGATCACTTAACTGCTATCAAAAATGCCAAAGAAGCAATTTCTATTATTACTAAGAAGGTGTTTCAGCATAATCTAGATATAAATAGTTTAAATCTTTCCAAACAACAGCTTGAGGGTATTAATACTAAAATTTCTGCCAAAAATAAGGAAGTGCTTGATAAGAAATCATTGCATGACGAATATAATACTCTATTAGTTAAATTTAATAATGAGCTTGTAGAAAAAAATAAAGAATTAGAATTAGTTCAAGAAGAATTAAGTAAATCATCAATTGATGAAGATAAAAAAATTCAACTTCAAATTGAGGTTGAGAAACAGAAAATTACCACTATAGTGGCTAAAATTAATCTTTTAAACAAAGAAATTAGCCATTATAATAGTAGTAGGGCGGTTATTCAGCACACTATTGATCAAAAAACTAAAGATAAGCTTAAGAAAGAAGAATTAAATCTATTATTGTTAGATTTAGGGAATAAACTATCTATGTACCCTTCGGTGATACAAGCATTTTCATCGACCGGTATTCCTAATCTTATTATACAAAATGTGTTAGATGATTTGCAAATTGAGGCTAATAATTTGCTAGCTCAATTAAAACCTGGTTTACAATTATCTTTTTTTATAGAAAAAACTAAAGGTGATGGCGATCAAGCAGATACTTTAGATATTAATTACCATATTAATGGTAAAGAGAGATATTACAAACAATTATCTGGTGCAATGCAATTGGCAGTAGCATTTAGTTTAAAATTAGGATTATCTTTTTTGTTACAGAAGATGATTGGGACAGACATTAAATTTCTATTATTAGATGAGATTGATCAGTCCTTAGATAAGGCTAGTGTAGACGCTTTTGCGGATATTGTAAAATTCTTCCAAAAAGATTTTAAAATATTAATTATAACACATAATGATCGTTTAAAAGATAAATTTTCACATGCTATATTGGTGGAACAAGATATTAACATGATATCTAAAGCTAGAGTAGTGTCTTCTTGGTAAGGAATAAGTATGTACAAAATTGCAATTTGTGGTAAAGCTAACTCTGGCAAAAATACTGTTGGTAAACTTTTATTTAAAAAGCTATCAGAAACAGTTTTTGCTTCTAAAGTAGATTCGGTTACTGGGCTTCATTTAGGTGGGATTGGCTTTCATGGTATGCAATATATGGCTTTTGCAGATCCAATTAAGGAAATGATTCGTATAGCTTACCCTGAGTTACCTAAAAAATACCTTTATGGTTCTTCTAAGTTCCGCGCCAATCATATTCCTGGGGCTTTTAAAAATGGCATTCCATTAACAGTTAGACAATGCTTGATTGATATTGGAAATGATTTCGGTCGAGCTAACAAAAGTGACATTTGGCTTCGTAATTTTGATAATAGATTTAACAAACTAATTAAGAAAAATCTTAGTCTTGTAGTCGTAACTGATGTTCGTTTTCGTAACGAATTTGATCATCTTAAATCGCTTGGATTTTATCAAATAAGATTGCTTAGAGATTCTCATCTTAAAATTGATGATGTGAGTGAAACTAACCAAGATGGCATAAGTGATGATGAATTTGATTATGTATGCTATAACAATAGTACTATTCAAAATCTAGAGACAGAAGTATTAAAAATTGTTTCACAACTTACACTTTAAATAAGTATATTTTCGTATATACTTTAAGATGAGTGTTGATGGTTTAAAAGATGATTTTGTTCCAAAGTTTATCTCTAGTGGAGAGGATAAATTCTATCGCTCTTTATTATTTTTAGCTTTAAACAAGCTAGTTCTTATTGATAAAGGTCTATATAAGGGCATGCCACCACATTTAGAATACTTGGATTATTACGACAGGTTCATAATTTTGCATAGAAGGGAAGGAGATGAGGTTTATTTAAAAATAGCCAAAATGCTCCGGAAAGCGGCTCATAGGATTTACCGCATTATGTTGAAAAAGAAAATGTCTCCTACTAATGCAAAGTTTTTAAATTTGGTATAATATGGTAGTTATTAGTGTCTCAGTGACTGAATCAGTAGAACAAATTGTAGCGGGTATACCCAAGACCATTGCTATAGCTACGAACGTCCCCGCTGTTATTTTTTATACATTAGATGGTAGCACTCCTACTTTATTTTCTACTCAATATACTGGTCCTGTATTTTTACCGACTGATAGCCTCAGTGTAACTTTAAAAATTTTAGCATCTAATGGTGTGGACCTGTCCGCCATAGTAACCGAAACATATATTACAAATATGGTTAATAATGCTCGTTTGGCACATTCTGGTACGACAGCCCAAGCTCAGGAAAATATCCCCGATTTATATCCATTTGGAAATCCACCAATTCAGCCAAATGCTCAATTTACAAATCCTGCCGATGCAGGAATTACTGTAGACAATCCGGCTTTATCGGAAATTTCAACCGGATTTGATGGAGCTGGTAATCCAACAGGATTCACTAATGAGCCATACGATTTAACTAATTACAGTATTAAATATACAACAACTGATTTTCAAAATAAACCGTATGCTGGTGTAGGTGTTTTTCCAGAAAATGTTACTATTGAGACGCCAGCACCACCTTCAAATACAACTGATCAAAATAGTAATATGTTTGATCCTAGAGCTTTCGTAATTTTTCAAGACTCTACTAAAGAAAATCCTAATGATCCTCCTAATATAAATAGAATGCATTTTTCTTTAGAAAATCCAGAGAGGGCTAGAGATGGTAATAATTTTTATACCAGTGGACTAGATGCTCCGCCAGTTAGTGGAACTTTTATAAGATCACATTATAATCCAAGAACTAATATGATGACTTATTATTATTTAGATACTTTGACTAATAAATGGATTATTTCAACTTCACCGTATACTCCAAATCAAAATTCTATTGGAAGTATGGCGGGCGTGGCAACGGCAGGTGGCGGAGTTGGTAGTAAATATGTTTTTGAGTGGATGCCTTTTGCTCGTCGTGTTTTATTCTAAATTTTACAATTAATTAAAATAATTTGAACGCCGATATATACTTATTACACCTATTATTAAAAGAAAAATATAATGACAGATAAAGAATTAGAAGAGTTGCGCCTTTCTGTATCAAAAACAAAAACATTCATAGATTGTAAAAAAAAATTTGAATTCACATATGTTCAAAAGCTGCCTAGAAAAGAATGGTCATTTCATACATTTGGTAAGTTTTGTCATAAAGTATTAGAAGATTTTCATAATGCTTATGTGAAAAATAATTCAATAGAACCATATAACGTTGAAATGGGCAGAGCTTTTAAAGCCGCCATGGTAGAATTTAAAGAAAATATGACGCCCGAAATGAAAAAAGATTGTTGGGCAATTATTGATAAATATTTAAGAATGATTAGCAGTGATAAAAAAAATAATTTAACGGCTAACATTATTGAGGTCGAGAAAAATTTTACTTTTCCAATTGGAGAAAATATTGTTTTAAACGGCATGATTGACAGAATCCAGATCGATGGCGATAATGTAGTCCATGTAGCCGACTATAAAACGACGAAAAATAAAAAATATTTGAAAAATGACTGGTTCCAATTATTAACTTATGCGTATGTTATAATCTCAGAGGACCCGGACATCAAAAAAGTTAGAGCGTCGTATATATTACTAAGGCATGATTTTGAATATATTACCACTGAATTTTCAGTGCCTGAAATATTAAAAATTAAGGACAAGTATTTGGACTATGCTAATCAAATTAGAACAGAAAAAGATTATACTCCAAATCCAACGGCTTTATGTAACTACTGTGATCATCAAATGCTTTGTCCAGAAGGAAAAGCAAAATCATTTGGTCAAAATGTTTATGGAGAAGTTACTTACTAATAAGAGGAATAAATGCAAATCGAAGTTAATGAAATAGAAGCTTGTAAATTATCGGTAACTTATGTATCAGGAGCTGAAGAAATTCTTAATAAAAGAGGAGAAATTCTTCAAGCCTTTAAAAAGGCTCCAGTTCCTGGTTTCCGAAAAGGTAAGGCATCTGCAGATGCTATTAAAGTTCATTATAGAAATCAAATTGAAGAATCATTAAAGCGTGGCTTAGCAGAAGATGCGTATCATAATACTTTATTTGAGAAGAAAATAAAGCCACATGGTGCCCCAAAATTTAATTCTTTATTATTGGCAGACGGCAAGTTTACTTGTGAGTTTGAATTATATACTAAACCAGATTTTGATTTAGCGCCTTATACAAGTTTAGAACTTCCCAAGCCGCATGAGCCTCAAAGCGTAATGGAATTAACTGAAGAGTTAATGCAAAATCTAAGAGTGCGTTTTGGAGAAGCGGTCCCATATTCTGAAACAGATTTTGTTCAACATGGTGATAATGTAATTATAGATTACGAAGGAACTGTTGATGGTGCAAAATTAGAACAATTATGTTCTGTTGGAGAGATGCTTACAGTTGGCAGCAGTAATTTAACTCAATTTGACGATAATCTTCTTGGAATGATTATGGGAGAAACTAGAGAATTTGACTTATTAGTACCAGAAGGCGGATTACCATCTTTAGCTGGTAAAATAGTTCATATTACAGTTACACTTAATATGGGCTCAAAAGTTACTCCATGTCCACTAGATGACTCTTTGGCAGTTAAATTGGGAAAGAAAGATTTTCAAGAATTAAAAGAGTTTGCTCACGCTACGGCTGGAGCTGGTGTACAAAATAAATTTAAAGCAGCTATTGCTGAAGCCGTTGCCGCTCATTTAGTTAATTCTAATGTAATATCAGTTCCTAATTGGATGTCTTTATCGGAAGCTCAATATTTAGCTAATCAAGCCAAATTAGATTGGAATGTTTTAGAAGATAAAGATAAAGAAAAATATATAGAGGTTGCTGAAAAAAATGTTAAGCTTTCTCTTATTTTGGATAGAGTTAGAGAAGATAATCCAGAAGCACAGCTAACAGATCAAGAAGTTTTTGATGTAATTAAGCAAAATCTAGCTAAGACGCAAACTGGAGCATCACCAGACGAAGTTATTCAGCAAATGAATAAAAATGGTTATTTGCAAATTTTATTCTCTAGAATTAGAGATGAACATGCTATGGATTTTATAACAAAAACAGTTCGAGTGATCGAATAAGGAGATTTTCAAATGAGTAAGAAAGACGCACAATCCCCCACCACGTTTCCCGAAAAATGGCTTAAGGTAATTGAGAAATTACCTGAGTTCAAGGACACTGCCGATGCCGCAAGCACAGATGATTTAAAAAAGATTATTGTTACTTGTGAGGGCAATATTTATACAACAGACCAAGAGAAGGATGCCGATGTTAAATTAACTGGAGCTAAAGAGTTTGTAAAGCAATACTCTGAACCTTATCGTGATGCCATTAAGGCTCAAACTGCTAAAATAAAATATGCTTTATTCTTATTAGAAGGCAAAGGCGTTGATTTAGATAATAAGGATTAAATATGAAAGTAGAGAGAATTATCATTCAAGCATGCTGTGGTAAAAAGGCTTTAATCTTTAAAACCGATCAGCCTATAACTAAATCTCATATGGAAGATTTGGTTAAAATAGGTTTTATTGAGTCTTCGCATTTTACTACAGCAGGAATATTGTATGTGGATAATTCGGACTTTATAATAACTGGTCCATTTGGAACAGATCGATTAACTGTCAAGTGCAAACACGCTGAGTGCGCCGAAAAACTTAATGATTTGGAGGTGTTACTTCAGCAGCTAGGGTAAATTATGGCTAATAGCTCAGGATCTATTGGAAATATAAGAAAAAAGTTTCATGAAACCCATGAGCTAATTTCTACAGCATATCATGAAGCTGGACATGCAATATATGGGTTAATTCATCATATAAATATAGGTCCAGTTTTAGTTTTTGAAGATAAAAAATCTAAAAGAATTCATGGGTTTACCCATTATGATCCTGCTGTTTTATCAGAAATTCAAGATCCTGCGCTATTCAATGATCGTCTTTATTCTGAAATTGGTTTATCTTACGCTGGTTTAGTTGCTGAAAAGCGTTATTTCAAGATAATTTCAGGTTCTGATAAGTTTCCTATGTTTTTAAGAGAGGGGTCTTCTCATGATTTTTCTGAGGCGGCTGCACTATTTGAAAAGTATAATTTATCAGAACCCGGAAGAAAAAGATACAATCATAAACAAAAGATTATAAAATCAATAGACAGAGAGCTACAGAAACACTGGGATGCAGTGACAATAATTGCTCACAGCCTATTTAAAAAGAAGAAAATTTCTTCACTCGAAATAAAAGAATTATTAATTAAAAAAACTGAAGACAAAGAATTTTGGAAGAAAAATTTTAAAGTTCATGAGCAATTATATAATAATTCCGAGCCACTTGACGAAAAAGATATAAAATCACTGATATATAAAGGGCATGACTAAAACATGCCACAAATGTATTCTTGATAAAAATGAAGCTGGTTTCTCGCCAGCCCAATTTATTAAGAAAAGTGGATGGTGTAAGGGTTGCATCAGTATGAGTAAGAAATCTTATTATAAAGATAATAAGGAAACCATTCACAATAGAGTTAAAAAATATCAACAAGGTGAAAAATCTTTTGAGTATAGAAAAAAATACTATATTGAAAATAAAAGCAGTAAAATTATTTACAATAAAGCATATTACAAAAATAATAGAAAGCAAATAATTGCCTCATCTAAAAAATATAATGAAGAAAATAAAGAGAAGCTTGCTGTTTATAAGAATGATTATCAGAAGGCTCGTCGTAAAATAGATCCAACATTTAGGCTTAGAACTTTGTTATCTAGTGCTATTGGATACAATATAAAGAAAAATGGTTCGATCAAAGATTACAAATCTATAGTGAAATTTTTACCGTATACCATACAAGAATTAAAAGATCATTTGGACTCATTATTTGAGTCATGGATGAATTGGAGTAATCACGGGAATTACGATTCAAAAATGTGGAACGATAATGATCCTACTACCTGGACTTGGCAGGTTGACCATATCATCCCTCACAGCAATTTCAAATATAATTCAATGGAAGATCAAGAATTTAAAGATTGTTGGGCATTGAATAATCTACGTCCCTATTCAGCTAAGCAAAATATAATAGATGGTAATAGGAAATGATCATACATTTTAGTAAAAATATTAAGCTGTTTGGATGGGCTAATAGTGTCCAAGGCGAATCAAGTCGTAGAGTTTATGAATCCTTAAATACAGAATATAAAATAGGGGTCATTATAAGACCTTATAATTTTGAGCGCACTAAACATATCGTTAGATTTCAACATCAATTATATTTTTTACAAAAATATGCTTATATGATATGTGGTGATTTAGATTTTACCAAAGAGTATGTCGACAAATTATTACTACGAATTAGTAACTTAACCGCATTTATTTAACACCATATTCCCTAACAATACATACGTGATCTATCCTGTTAGATCATAGTGCTCTAATAATTATGAGTCAGATATGAAGTGTTGTTATAATACCCAATCCAAAGGAAAGTACTATGACTGAATTTGTTTCATTACATAATCAAACCGATTATTCAATTCTTGATTCTCTTATTTCTCCAAAAGATTTATTTAGCCATGCTAAAAAGTTGGGGCAAACATCAATAGCTATTACTGATCATGGCACGCTTGCATCTGCTTGGGATTCTCTCAAAGCCTCGCGTGACACTGGTGTTAAATTGATTATTGGGTGTGAGTGTTATTTCGTTGATGACGCTACTAACATAACAGATAAGTTTCGGCATATCGTATTGTTGGCGAAAAATGCTGTTGGTTATCGAAATTTGCTAACTATTAATAAAAAGGGTTTCGACCAAGGATCTTTTTTAGGCAAACGAGTTTATCCAGTTATTGATTGGAAATTATTAGAGCAATATGCTGATGGCATTATTTGTCTTACCGCTTGTGGAAATGGTATAATTAGTCAATTATTGATGAATAAAAAATTTGATGAAGCTACCCAAACTTTGCTTCGTTTAAAAATGTTATTTGGAGATAATCTTGGAATCGAAATTCAGCCTAATAATATGAAGCGCGGGCACAATATTTTTAGTGATGAAATTGATCAACAATTTATTAATCGCAAATTAATTGAATTAGGTAAAATTAATGAAATTAAAATTGTCCCTGCTTGTAATGCACATTATTTAACTAAAGAAGAGTCGGACGTTCATGACGTTTTGTTGGCGATTGGATCTCATCAACCTAAGTATTCTAATTATCGTTTGCGTTATCCAGTGCCGGAGTTTTATTTAAAAACTGGAGAGGAGGTTGAAGCATTTTTTGCCAGAAATTATGGCGAAGATTTCGCCAAAGAGATTTGTAGTAATACAATTTATTTTGCCGATCAATGTGAATTCCCCGATTGGATTGATCCTAAATTTTCTAACCCGTCTGGTAAAGAGCTTCCTATCTTTCCAGTTCACCTTGAACTTAATTATCAAGAATTTCTTGAGTGGGCTGCATTGCAGACTGAAGAGGTACGCGCATTCGATCAAGATAAGGTTTTTCTACGCTACAAGTGTGAGCTGGCTTTTGAGTCTCGAATCAAGGGACTGAATGATGAAAACCGTCAGCAGTACAGAGATCGTCTAGTTGAAGAGTTAGACGTTATTGAGTTCCATGGATTTTCTAGCTATATGCTTATCGTTGCCGACTTTATTGATTGGGCACGTAAGAATGATATTGCCGTTGGAGACGGTCGAGGATCTGTTGGTGGTTCTTTAATTGGATTTTTATTAGGAATCCATCAAGCCGATCCAATTAAATATAATCTTATTTTTGCTCGTTTCCATAATATGGATAAAACAAGTTTTCCAGATATTGATACTGATATTGCGCCTTCTGGAAGAGTTAGGGTTCAAACATATTTGCGCCAAAAATATGGCGAGGATCATGTTGCTCACGTTTCAAATGTTAACACTATTACGCCAAAGGTATACGTTCGAGATATTGCCCGAGCTTGCGAGCTTGGCGGCTCACGAGAAGAAGCTGTTAAAATCGGCAACGATGTTGCAGATTGCATTCCATCCGATGTTCATTCTATGGAAGATGCTTTTAATAAAGTTCCTTTGTTTGCAGAATATTGTAAAAAATATCCTGAGTTCATAAAGTATAAAGCTATTTGTGGGCAATATCGAGCGTGGTCAACTCATGCTGGAGGCATAGTCGTATCCGCAAGACCTTTAACAGGGTTAGTTCCGCTTAGGAGAGACAAGGATGGATCTTTGGCGCTTGAATATGATAAAGACAAGGCTGAAGAAAATGGTTTAGTTAAAATAGATATTTTGGGATTATCAACTTTAGATACTATTACAGAGACATATAAAATTATTAAATCGCGAGGCAAAGAGTTGCCACCCGATATTATGGATTATGATATGCCAGACCAGACAACATACGATTTAATCTCTAAAGGAGATACTTTTTGTGTATTCCAATTTGGTACAAGTGCTGGTACCATCGATTTATGCCGTCGTATTAAGCCAGTTAATATAAATGATCTTGCTAATATTAATGCTTTAGCGCGACCATCTGCTCGTGATATGCGTAATGATTTTATAAAAACTAGAGATGGCTCTAAAAAAATGACATTGTTACATCCTAATTTAGGTAGAGCATTTAATAGTACATACGGCTTTGGTTTGTATGAAGAGTGTTTAATGTATCTAGCACAAGATATTGCTGGTTGGAGTTTACATTCAGCAGACCGTTTACGAAAACTTACCAAAGAAAAGGGAAAGAACCCTAAAAAGGCACAGCAGTGGAGATCTGAATTTATTGCAGATTCCGTTAAGAATAATATTAATGAAGAAATCGCTAAACGTATTTGGGATGAAGTAATTGATAAATTTCAGGGATATGGATTTAACGTTTCTCATGCTGTATTATATTCTATGACAGGATATAAAACTGCTTATCTTAAAGCTCATTATCCTATTGAATTTTTATTAGCCAATCTTATGGCAGAAGTAAATTCTAATTCTCCTGATGCTAAAGGTAAAATTGAAAAAATTAAAAAAGAACTTAAATCTCATAAGGTTAAAATATTGCCACCAGATATTAATACATCTCAGTTAACATATACTATTTCAGATGGAAATAAGTTGTTGACAGGATTGGATGCTTTAAAATCTGTAGGAGATGAATCTATTAAAGATATTATAGCTAAACGTCCATTTAAGAATTTTTCTGATTTTATGTCTAGAGTTGACTCTAAAAAGGTACGAGCCAATAATATTCAAGCTCTAGCAGCAACAGGCGCTATGGATTGTTTTAAAATTCCACGCAAACTAATCTTTTTATATTGTTCAGATTATCGTAAAAAATTACAGGTCTGGATGAAGAAGCATGACTCAAGTAAAGAAGAGTTTATTTATCCTTGGCCAAATGAATTAGATTGGAGCATATCTGAAATATATGCTTTGGAACAATTTTATTTGGGAGAATCATTTAGTTGTAAACCATGCGATGCATATGGTAAATTCTTCAAAGATAATCATGTTACCGTTTATGAAATTAAAAAATGTAAAGATAAAACTAAATTATATGATATCAAGGGTATCATTAGGAATTTCTTTGAATTTAAGGTTAAGAAAGAAACAAGTAAATATTATGGTCAATCTATGATCAAAGCGATTATTGAAGATAAGAATGGCGATCAGTGTGGTTGTACTATCTTTCCAGATAGATGGAAGATGTTACAGGATCGTATTAAAACTGTCAATTCTAAGGCTCAGTTTGACTCAGGATTAGCTTTGAGCTTCTCCGGCAGCACTAATACCTATGAAGATGATATGGGTGTCATTTTAGATGATTTAGCTGATCTTTCAATTATTCCGCCTTTGCCAGCCGATTTAAAAGCTAAAAAAATAAATCTTAAAGAAGCTAAGGCAAAATTAGCCAAAGAAGCAGATCCATTGTTGGAAAATCCAAATGAAACCAAGGGTCTATTTGAAGAAATAGAAGATATGCTTTATGACGAGGGATTAGTTGATTTAGATGAAGAAGATGATGATGATTGATATATACGATATTAGATAATAATAAAATAGGTAAAAAACCTGTTATCAAAATAAAAATGATATAAATGATATTATCTGTATATACAATCTGGGCATAACGAAGGATTAAGTCATGAAGTTAAAAGATTGGGCGGACAAACAAGGAATTTCTTACTTAACAGCTTGGCGCTGGTTTACGGCAGGAGATCCTCGACTTTCAAATGCATATCAATCTAATTCAGGTACGATTATCGTGCCCGAAGAAAATAATACCTCGGAGCCATTAATGAGTAATATTCAAGACAGTGATATCATGGCTGTCGTTTTAAAAAAGACAGTAGAGTATAGTAAAAATCAATATGCTATTGAAGATTTTACCGCTTGGTTATTATCTAATTTTACTTTAAAATTAAGAGGGACTCCAGATAGCCCTAAGTATACTAAAGTTAAACCTAAATCTGAAGAAGTTCAAAAACATTTTCAACAATTTTTGAAACCAAAGGGCGAAAAACCAAAACCCAATATGTTTACAACTACAGATCCAGAGGCTCTTAATGATCTTATGGTTCGATCTGATGATTTAACTGCTCAAGAATTAGTAGAAGAAATTCACAAGATCGGGGCTGATGGTGGGGTTTCAGTTAACCCTAATGATGCTCCTGAAGTTGGAGAACTTATGAGAGATCTTTCTTCTGCCCTAACGGCTCCTAAGAACTTCTCAGGAACGGATGTAAGAACTTACGATAGTGTTGCTGAAGGCGTGGTGACGCGAAGTGTTGATTTAACTCCACAACATCTCAACTATACCGGCTCTGCTAGCCCCGCCTTCAGCAATGTTTCTTTTAATTCTGCGGAACCAACAATATCTTCATGTTTTGTAGCAAGTGCAGCTCCAGCTGCTACCGCAGGCTTTTTAGGTTTAACAGACTCTCGCGTATTTCAGCCTACACAAAAAGAATTAGAATCAGCTACCAGAGTTTCAACAATTACCGACAAACCAAGAAGGGGTCGTAAGCGCTCTAAAATTACAGGAAATGAATAATGAAAATCTTTAAAGCTATAAAAAACTTTTTTCGCTCAAAATATTATGTTCTTTATGAGTTAATTACTCTTAGATTAATGTTGCGAGTTAATAATATGGTACGAAAACTTATTATCTCTAAAGGTAAGGATCCTGATTATGTAGCTCCACCTCCGTCACCTCCACCAGCACCAGCATCTCCATTTGGACGTAATAGAGCGCATGCTTGTGGATATACTGGATGTTCTGTAACTTCTGGATACTCTATGGCTAATGGTGCGAACTGGGTTAAAAAGCCATCGGAACATCCAATTATGAAATCTAGACAGGCATATGAGGCTAAGAAATTTGCTCAAGTCGAAGAAATTGCTGACGAGCCATTACAAGTGGCAGCTTCCACTGCCCCTGTATCCGAGCTTGACAAGGCAGTTCGCGCTAGAGAAATATGTCAAGAAATGATTAGCAAAGGTTTATTGAAAGATACACCACTAGCTATTGAAGACCAAGCTATTGAAATAGCAAAATGGAATGATGAGGCTTTTGCCTCTTTCTCTAGGGTACTTGCAAAGCATAGTGTCATAGCTAAGGAATAAAATGTCAATTAGAGTCGTCAAACAACATTCAGACAGGGGAAGTCTTAAAGATTTAGTTACTAAAGCTAAAGATACTGCTACGTCCGAATTAAAATATTTACCTTCTGAATTAAGAATGAAGCAACTCTATGAGTACGCTCAGCTTAATAAAGATAGTAAATTACAGGCGGCAACAGGGTTTATTACTACTGATTATATCTCTGATAAAAATGCGCTTCCATTAAGCGTATACCGTCTAAGAAAAATCGTTGATGATATAAAGTCTAAGTCTGGTGGCAAAATCGATGAGCTTACACAACAGTTATTTGGTTGTTTTGCTGAAAAATTAAGTGATGTATTGGGTAGAGAATATATAAAACAAAAAGCTATGGTCAAGACGGCGGGCGCCCGTAAGCCTCCGGTTTTTTGGAGAGTGAGTAAACAATGAAATGCATTTCCTGTGAATCAGAAATAAATCCAAAATTTAAACATGCGCTTGATATTAATGTATGTCCATTTTGTGGCGAACACATTATGGAAGAGCACTTAAAAAATTGCCTTGCTTCATTAGCAATAGCTATGGATGATATGACTAAGTATCCTGATCAACTTAGCGATTGGTTATTATCTAATCACAATTATATTAAGACTGATTCTCCAAGCATTGGCGACTTTATGCCACAAGATATGTTAAAAGATTTAAAGAAATTAGATGATGATAAAGACTTCCAGAAAAGAAAAGATTCCCAAAAATTTACAGTTAAAGTGCAAACTGAAACTGGAGAGGAAGAGGTACAGGCTGAAAAAATTCAGTCAGAGGAGAGAACTAACGACTTTTTTAAAAGAGCCGAAGTTATCAAAAAAAATCCCAATCCCAGTGGACCTCAATCCAATAACTCCTATCAATCTCCATCAGAAAAGACTGAGTATCTTAAAAAAGTTGCACAACAAATCAAAAGAGCGGGGGCGACAGGAATAGGCGAAGGTGGCGGTGGAATGACGATCCCAGCAGATATGTTGGAAAATGCTGACCCTGAAGCAGTAGCCGAATTTCAATCTATGATTTCCGGAGGCGAGATTGCATCTTCTTTGGACTCCGGCGGTGATGACGATGATATCCATCCTGCTGTATTAGCTATGGCTGCAAAGGGCAAAGGTGGCGGAGGAGCTAGTAATGCTGCAGATTTATTGAAATTACAGCAAATGCAAGATAGACTTAAGAATTCAAAAGCAGCGTTTGAGTCAGGAGAAAATCGTGGCGGCAAAGGCGGCGGATTTTCTAGAGCCTAATTTTATATTGAGATAAAGTAAGTTATGATAAAGATTATTGATAATAAGAAAATTGAAATGACTGATGATGAATGGACTATGTACGAAAAAATCGTAAAGTCCTATACAACTTCCACCAATAAAGGTGAAGACTTATTTATCGACCTATTTGAAACTGATGCGAATGGCATAATTGTATTTTTAAAACCACCATCTAAAAGGCAAACAAGCTTTGAGGTATTTCTATTTTTGATGGCAATTATGCAGCACCAGCATTTGCGACAACTGCATCAACAAGTGGATGATTTGTGCGCCCAATTAAAAGAAAAATTTAAGGATAAATAATACTATTTGTCGAGAGTTTGTTCGTTATATTATATATTACAGTAAGGAAACAAGATGAGCCAACAAGTAAGACTTGGTGATTTTTTAGGTACAAATTTAGAAGAAGATTTTATGAATTTTGACCTAACTGAGGTTGAAGCAGTATTAGAAAATCTTAGAGATATTGATGCAATTGATCTCTCGCATGTTGAAGTTTTGCAACAGCAAGCTTTAAGGGGAGCAGATATAATTACAGGTTATCTAGGAAAAATGGTAAAGACAATAGGATATTTAGAAGCAAAAGTAAATAGCACAAAGAATAAAGTATCTTTAGAATATAAAGATCCTGATGGATCAAGAACGACAATAGATATGAAGAAATGGGCGGGAGAGTCATCGCCTGAAGTAGAAGTAGTGCAAATAAAATTAGCAAATGCCAAGGGAAGTAAGCTGGTCCTTGATCGTAAATATGAAATTTTAGTCAAGTCGCATCATCATTTTAAAGATATTGCGGCGGGGCTACGTAAGACGATCCTCGGATATAGTCAGGGCACGACCAGTGAGCCCATCCCCAACGGCTACGAATAATGGGAGATAAAATGTCGAATAAATTAGATGCGTTTTTTAAAAGTTATGCAGCCTCAGAAGAACAAATAGATTTTAGAATGGCTCATGAAACTGTAGGTAAGAAATTACCTTCAACATCAACTGGGTCTCTAGCATTAGATAATGCCTTATCAGCTGGCGGACTTCCTAAAGGTAGATTATTTCAATACTATGGACCAACAGGGTCTGGTAAAACACTGATGGCTATGTTAGCTATGAAAGAAGCTCAGGCGGATGATCCTACGGCTCAACAAATGTTTATTGATGCTGAGGGAACTTTTGATCCTAATTGGGCAGAATCTTTGGGGTTAGACACTTCTCGCATTATTTTAGTAGATCAAGAGACGGCAGTAATTGGTCGTAAGTGTTTTGAAATGATTTTGGGAATACCTAAAGAAGATAAGAAGACGCATGAATTAGTTGGTAAAACTAAGGATGGATTGTTAGATCTTATTATGGCAGGCGAATTAAATATTAATATGGTTGTTCTAGATTCATTAGGAGCAATTATGCCGCCAGGAGAAGATATTTCTAGAGTCGGTAAGATGAATATGTCTTTGCTCGCAAGATTTCTTACTACAACATTTCGCAAACTATCTCTAGATGCCAATAAGGCTCATGTTCCATTTATCTTTATTAATCATAAAAAAGATGGCATGGATCCATACGGTTCTGATCATACATTTTCTGGTGGAAATAGTTATGCCCACTTCTTATCAGCCAATATTTATTTTGAATCTGTCAATAGGGCTGATGCAAAAGTTCTTGATGCAAATGAAGATAGAATCGGCGCGACCATACGTGCGACTATAGAAAAATCTAAATTTGGTCCGTGGCCACGTAAATGCGAATTTAAAGTAAACTTTGGAATCGGTGTTATAGATAAGCACCTAGAGATTGCGCAGTTAGCATTAGATTATAATATTGTAGTTAAGCCGACGACAGTTTCTCATGAATTTGGAGATCGTAAGTGGGTTGGCTTTGGTAAGTTCTGCGATGCAATTAAAGATGAACCTGCATTGTATGAAGAACTGGCTGTTAAAATTATTGAGGCGCGCGATTCTAATTTAGAAGCTAAATTGAAAGAGCAAGAAAATAAAAGTGCTGCTCGCGAAGCTGAAGTAAAAGAATCTAAAAAGAAAGTAAAAAAAGATGTCTGATAAAGATTTTTCAGTTGGCGTAACTGGTGCCCCAAGTGTTGGACAAATTTCTAAGAAACCTCGCTATCTAATTACCTTAGATGATTTTAAAGGTAAAACTAAGATTGTGCGTCACTTCATTGCAATAGATAAACCAGATATGCTAGATCATTTCGTACAAGTTAAGGGAGTTTATTCAGAGCTTGAGGAAGAAGAAATTTTAAAAAAGTTTGGAGATGTATTAGAGAATACGCCCAAAGAAAACATTATGGATATAATGTTCCCGTCACACAGGATTTATAGTATTAGAAGCCTTGTTTTTAATGCAAATAAACCCGCAACATTGATAAAATAATAACAAGAAAGTGAGCAATAAAATGGCATTAAAGAGTAAGATAATTAGTCGAAGAAATAATACAATTAACGGCGTCGATGACGTAATTTTTCGTGGAGTTTCTTCGATTGTAGAAAGACAATCTGAAGGTATTTGGCTTGGCACAATGACTGAATTGACGGCAGCTCTTAATAGAGTTTTGAGCAAGAATCAAAGAAGCATTTCACCAAGATCACCATCTGCACTTAGAGTGGTAATTAATAGAGTAATAAATAGACTGCGTAACAGTGGTATCGGCGTAAGATTTGGTCGAACATCTGATCATAGTAGGACTCGTTTCGTTAGATTTGCACAATAATGTGTTTCGATAAAAAACGTTAGTTGATTAAAAGAAAAATGTACGCGAAGTACAATAGATAAATATCAGGAGAATAACATGACTACATTTGGTGAAGTTTCTTATAATGACGATTTGTATGGTGGTGATAAAAAGCAAGTTAATAACAAGGATCTTTTCCTTCGTTTAGGTGAAGGCTCTAATGAGTTAAGACTTGTTACTGCTCCTTTCCAATATTTGGTTCACAAGTATAAGAAGGAAGGTGATCCTGGATTTGGGCAAAAAGTTTCTTGCTCACAAATTCATGGCAGCTGTCAGCTTTGTGATGGTGGCGATAAAGCTAAGGCTCGTTGGTTTTACGGAGTAATTGATCGTAAGACTGGAACTTATAAAGTTCTTGATGTTTCTTATCAAGTATTTTCTGCTATCAGAAAGCTTGCAAGAAACACTCAACGTTGGGGAGATCCTACCAAGTATGATATCGATATTGTCGTAGACAAAAACGGTGGCGCTGCTGGTTACTATTCTGTTCAACCAATTTCTAAGGAACCATTATCAGCTGGTGATCAGAAATTGAAAGATGATGCTGATCTTGATGATCTTAAGAGGCGCTGTACTCCACTTACTCCTGAAAATGTTCAGAAGAGAATTGATAAGATTAATGGTGTTACGTCTGATGCTGCAGCACCTGCTGCTGGCAAAACTACCAAAGCTGCCCCTAAGGCTGCTAAGGCTCAAACCGTTAGCATGACTGATGATGATGAAATGGGCTCAGATTTCCCAGCTTATGCTGGTGATACTGAAGCGCCAACAGCTTCTTAATAATCTAGTGTTGTTATTAGAGTAAATAAAGGGGCTCAAGCTAACGCTTGAGTCCCTTTCTATTTTTATCGATATATTATCTAGTATGAAAAAAGTGCTAGGTTTCGATATTTCGAGTTCCACAATAGGATATTGCGTATTAGAAGTGGATGATATTAATAATACCACTAAATATATTTCTATGAATTATTTAACTCCCTCTAAAAAGGGAACTATAATGGAACGTATTGTTGATACTAGAGATAAGTTAATAGATATTATAGATAAGATTAAGCCAGATTATATTGGAATAGAAGATTTAATTAAGTTTATGCCAAAAAGCACAGCAACCACAGTTGTAGTATTAACTACATTTAATAGAATGGTTTGTTTATTATCTTATGATTATTTACAAAGGCAACCAGAATTGTTTAATGTTATGAGTATTAGGCATGGACTTAAATTAAATAAAGATTTGCCAAAAAAAGAAGATATGCCAGAGCTTGTCGCTAAACATTTAGGAATTACATTTCCTTACGAGCATGATAAAAAGGGAAAAGTTAAAGTAGAAAGTTTTGATAAAGCGGACGGCGTAGCCGTGGCGCTATATTATGCTTTTGTTTTAACTGGAAAAATTGTGCGAAAAGTAAAGAAACCAAAAGTAAAGAAGTCTAAGGTTAATAAAAAATGAATCTAAAGGAAGCCTATACAATTTTAGAAATTCCGCAAACCTCTACGCCAGAAGAGGCGAAGAAGAAATATCGGGAACTTACAAAAAAGTATCATCCGGACATTAATAAAGAGGCTGGTGCCGAAGATAAATTCAAGAAGATTAATGAAGCTTATCAATGTGTATCATCTGGAAAAGGAACTGACCGTGAAGAGGTTCAATGGCAACAAGCCAATAATCCATTTAATCCATTTGGTAGACAAACTATTTATCAAGCAGATAATATTAATATACATACAACTATTTCTTTTAAAGAATCAGTAATTGGATGCAAGAAGACACTTAAATTTAATCGTAAAACTAAATGTAAAGATTGTAATGGGCAAGGTCAAACTGTTCTTAACAATGGTTGCGATAAATGTGGTGGTAAGGGGCAAGTGACATCTCAAAGGGGAAATATGATTTTCATGCAAACTTGTGATAAATGTTATGGTCGCTCACAAGTAAATGCTTGTACATCATGCAATCAGAATGGAGTTGTTGATGCTGAGGCTTCAATTGATGTTTCTATTCCTGGCGGTGTCCAAAATACAAATATTTTAAGGTTAGGTGGGATGGGACATTTTGTTGGAAATTTTGGTCCTATGGAGCAGCATACGGACGTGCACTTGCATCTAAGTGTAACTCCAGAACCAGGATTAACATTAGATGGCAATACTGTAATGTCTAATATTTCAATATCTTTACTTGAAGCTTTACAGGGTTGTAAGAAAACTATTAATACTATTATGGGAAATAAAGAAATAGAAATTAAGCCCAAGTCTAGAAATAAGGATGAAGTAATTTTACCTCGTTTTGGAGTAAATCGTTCTGGAGACCAAAAAATTATATTGGACGTACAGTATCCAGAGGATATCAATATATTAATTAATAGTCTTACTAAACCTAATTGAAAGGATAATTTAATGGCATTTTCAACATTTTGTACAACTAAAGGGTGTGGTAAAATTCAAGAACCATATTTAAATCCAGTTGATAATAAAGTTTATTGTTCTCTATGTGATAATGAAATTGTTAATTTAACTCCATTTGTAAAAAATCAAATGAAGATGTCTAAGCAATTTAAACAAAAAAGCGCTAAACCTTTTGCAGTGAAGTGTGCTAAATGTAATAGAGAAGAGCGTCCTAAGATAGTAAATGATGATGTGGTTTGTGGAGTATGCTCTAAGCCACTTGATAATTTAAGTCCAATATTTAAAAATATGTTAAAAGAAAAGTTAAGAACAACCGATAAAGACGTGTAAACATACCACGATAGGAAGTTTGTAATGTTTGATAAAATAGTAGAATCTTGTAAGTATTTGATGGATAATTTTCCGGAAGCTCAGGAAATTAAGTCTTATGTAGATTCAAGGGTATCTGCAGATAGTAAAGAAACATTTCAATTTGGATACTTTCCAGGAATTAAGAATTTACATGTTTTGACCGACATTATTGGAGAAGACCTGCTTCGTAATAATGAATTATTATATTCAAAAGATATAGAAGACTCTCTTTGCCCTAGAACAATAAATTTTTGTTATTTTGAAGATCATCCATTAATTATGCCATTTAAAGATGTATATGGTAAACAAGTAGCTTTAGTTGGTAGATCATTATTATCGGATGAAGAACGAAGTGCAAAAAAAATATCAAAGTATAAAAATACTAAGGAATCTAAGCACTTTAAGAAAGGTAGATTATTATTTGGTTTATATGAAAATAAAAAAGCTATTTTAGACCAAAATATGGTTTATATCGTAGAAGGTCAGTTTGATGTTATTAAGGCTAAGGAGAAAGGTCTTAATAATATTGTGGCTTTAGGCAATTCTTTTATGACTGCCTATCAATTTTCTGTCATTAGCAGATACACTAATAACATATTTTTGTTATTAGATAATGATGTAGCAGGCGAAAAGGGGAGGAAAAGAATTGTCGATATGTTCGGCAAATTTGCCAATATTCAGAATTTTTACATACCAGAAAGTTATAAAGACATAGACGAATACTTAACTAAAAGTGGTGATACGTCCATGTCTTTCGTTGTTAAAGACTAAAAATTTAGTTTAATTTTCATAATTTTATTATTGATATATTTACAGAAGAATAATTACAAACATGTAAGACAAAATTTCTAAGGAGTTAATATGACTATAAATAAAAGACAGAACAGGTCCGACCGTTACCAATGGGTTTTATTAGAGACAGTATGCTCAAATGATATGATGGAAGCATTTTGCAATGAAGACTCTATCTATAATAGATTAACCGGAGGTTTTGCATATGATGAGACCCTAATTGATTTAGAGGATCAGTTAAAAAAAGAGTTTTGGAGAGTCGTAGATACCCTATTGACCCCAAGACAAAGAGAAGTTATTAGACTTTATGCGGATGGCTATACCCAAATGGAGATAGCTAAAATGCTAAATGTCAATCAAAGCTCTATTACTAAGTCTTTGAATGGCAACGTTGACTATAAGAATGGTAAGAAAATCTATGGCGGAGCCCGTAAGAAGATTAGAAAGATTATTGAGGGCGACGATAAGATTAAAGATATCCTCCAAAAGATGGAAGATGCCAGGGCAGAAAAATGGTAACCGTTCGTATATTAAAATTTTAGAGAAGATAAAAGTAAATATTAAGGCATATCCTGTACAGGATATGCCTTTTGTTTAAATGCTAATACTTTCATATTAAAATAGGCGTGATTTGTTTAATTGGAGATGCAATGTCTGATAGAAAAGAATATAAAAAAAAATGGTATCAGGACAACAAATCTCGTTTATTAGAAAAGCAAAATGAATACTATCTATCCAATATAGATGAAAGAAAAGAATATCAAAAAAAATATTCTTTTGAAAATAAAGAAAAGGTTTCTAGCACTAGGCACAATTATTATCTCAGAAATAAAAAAAAAATAAATGATAATTTTAATAAATATGATTTAAATCGCCGCAAAATAGACCCTTCTTATAAATTAAGAAAAAATTGTTCTAGTATGATTTGGCAGGCACTTAATGGCAAAAAGAATAATCAATCAATATTAAAATATTTACCATATACTATGGTAGAACTTAAATTTCATCTTGAAAATCAATTCGATAAAAATATGTCATGGGCAAATTATGGTATTTATTGGCATATAGATCATATTTATCCTCAATCTCTTTTGCCATATACTTCAATGAGTGATGATAATTTTAAGATATGTTGGGCGTTAGATAATTTACGTCCATTAGAAAAAATAGAAAATCTTAAAAAATCAAACAAATTAATAGGTGATTTATGAAAAATTCGATTGATTACTCAGGTTTAGAAAATAAAATCTACAAGAGAGCCTACAGGTTAAGTGACGTAAAAGATCGCCTTGAGACTGTAGCTTTTGACGTTGTGCGTTTTAAAGATAGCGATAATTCTGCTGATTTATGGCAAGTTCAAAGTGCTGATGATGGCGATTATATTGTAGCTATGTACCAAGAAGAAGAGGTAAAAGTTGCCGCTCTTTGGGGAGTAGTGGTCAGTAAAACAGCAGGCGACTTACAAGTTTCTTATAAAGGAGACCCGCTTGTTAGAGTATCCTCTAGCAAATTAGGTATTCCTCGCTCTGAATTATCAAAAATAGAAGAATACTTGCCCTCTAAATTAGCTGCTAATAAAAAATTAGTAAAGGCTCTCCTTAATGAGCTAACCGAATCAGCTAAAAAAGAGGTATTAAATAAGTACCCGGAGTTAGTATAACATTACGGAATAGGTGTTCAAAATGAGTCTTGACAAAATACAACAACTAGTAGGTTCTCTAACAAAGTCAATCGATGACAATGAAAGAGTTGCTACTCCAATTCTAGCCGCTAAGTTAGCTAAAGCAGTTGATGCCTATCCAGGTGATCAAACCATAGGTGCCATGTCTAGAGTAATTGGCAAGATGGCAAGTAATAATACGCTTTTTATTCGTAAAGCAGAATTGAAAGCATTATATGCTAAACTTCATTCTCGTAATACTAAATTTGCAGAATTATTTCAAGATGAACTTGGCGCAGTAGAATCTCTTCCTACTCCACAACTCTATAATAGAGACGACTCTGTTAGTGAATTAAATCCATTTGAAGTTGGAGATGCGGTTCTTGCAAATGCCCTACCAAGCGTATTTGATAAGCACTTACCAGTTAAAATGTATTCTCAAGCTTTAGCTACCAAAGCATTATCTTCGGTTGCATCTACTTTAGATGATTGGAATTTAAAACCAAATTCTTTGAAAGTTGATGCTGGTAATGATAAATTTTTAATTATTAAAGCAGACTATGAAACTCCAAAGGGTGTTACTAGCTTTTATGTTCCTGTTGAGACGCGCAACAATAAAATTGTTGAGGCGTCTGTTTTTATGGGAAATACTGGACCACAAGAATTAAATCATACTTCTATTAAAACTTATCTAACCTCTTCTGCTGGTAATAAATTACAAGTAAATGCATCTGGCATTCTAGGGGTTCTTACTACTGCGGTCTCTGAAAATAGAGAAGTTAGCGGCGCAGAACTTGCATTAATTAAACTTAATGCAACTAGGCAAGGTAAATCTGAATTTTTTGCTAATCAAATTGTTGGGCAAAAGGTTGCTGAAGCATCTGTACAAGATGTTGAGTTACCAAAGTATGACGAGTTTATGTCTTTCGAAAAACAATTTACTTCTCCATATGGTCAAGCTGCTTGGCAATTCGGTGCTGATAAAGTTAAGATTGCAAGAGAACATATTGTTAGAGAATTGACCAGTTATGGTCATAAAAATACTCAAGTAACAGTTTCTAAGAGTGATGATAATACCATTTTTTATAGCGTGTCTTTAGATGCTGGTAGAGTTGGATTTACGGTTCCTGTTAAGGTTGCTGGTGGTAAAATTACTAAGCCAAGCTTGATGTTGTGCAATGGTTCGGTCGCCCCATTTAGTCCTGAAGGCGTTAATGAATTATATGTTAATAACCAAAGTGACTTCAAGGCAGCTGCCGCTGCGTCTCCATTATTTGGATTGAAGCCAAGTGATTTGGTTAACAATATTAGACAAGCTGTCAACGAAGGTAATAATGCGAAAGCGGAAGACGCTCTTAACGTCCTAGCAAGCGCTGGTGATGAAAAAGCATATGCTACTGGTTTCCAAATCTTTATGCAAGCGCTCGCTAATAAGGAAGATCCTACTCCAAAGAGCGCATGCACTCATACAGTTAAAAATGCTTCTAGTGAGCATCCAATTTGTGTTCATACTGGATTACCAGCTCATAAAGTCTATCAAGATAAAGATGGCAATTGTCGCCCTCTTTATAGAAGAGGCATGGAAGAGTCTTACGAGGTCGCCGCATTTAACAATTCTAAAATTTTTGGATAAACCATGAGCATTTATGTGGTAGCCAGAAAATTTGAGCTAAAATCAGCGCTTGGCGCTGGTCAGCTACCTATTGATTATGCTGCTTTCAAAGATAAGTATACTGAAGAATTGCGTAAAAATTTCCTTAAGATGGCGGTTACAGTTAATGAATCGCCCGAATTAAGATCTGCTACTTTTGCTATGCCAGAAGATCCATTAGCTACTTTTGGAGAAAAGGCTCAACAAGGCATTACAGATTGTAAAGCATTGGTTGGAGAAATTTTTAAAATTTCTAATAAGGCAGAATCATTACCATTAGAAGGTATGGTCGCTTCTACAGTAAAGATAGCTGAAGCAATTGCCAGTTTAGCCAAATCTAGTGGAAGCGATAAGTGGGGTAAACCACGTAATAAGTACTTAAATGCATTAGAAATTTTGGGCGATTATTTTACTACTCAAGGTGCCTACGGTAATGGTAAAGCGCTTAATGCAATGGCTAAAAAGGATCTAGAGGGTAAGTTTGGAAGATTAACTAAAACTTTAGATAGCATAGCTAATACTACAAAAAGATCTATTGATATTTTGAAAAAAATGTCTGAACACGGTCTTGTAGATAAGACTTCTTTAGATAATTTAATTAACAATGTAGAGTCTATGGGTGATACTTCTAGAGAAGTTGGATCATTACATGATCATGAGCGAGAGACAATACTTCGTTTATTTGATGAATTTTTAGGAATAACTAAACTTGGTTTAATGCCAGTCATTGAAACGTGGCATAAATATGTTGGCACATCGCCAGAAATTGAAAAGTATTTAAGTGATGTATTTAGAGCCTATATGAGAGCAGATAATGTAATCGATAGACAATCTAAAGGCAAGACCATTGGCGAAGATGAAGTAATTTTTGGTCCAGATAAAAAAATATTATCTAAAACTACCGTTAGAAAATTGGGGCTTGCTGCCAGATATATTGCTTTAAATAAAGCTGACCAAGATGCGCGTGAAAAGTTAACTTCAGAAAAAATGTTTGGTTCGCCCGCCCTGCCATCTAAAATTAAACCAAAGAAAAATATTAGAGAAATTATTACTGGTTTAAGTGCCGAGGAAAGAGCTATGTGGAATAAGATTCCAATTGAAGTTCAAATGAAAATAATAAACAATCAAGTAGATTTAGATGGCGCATTAGCGGTTGCACAAGAATTTTCCGAACATGCCGGACCAATGGTTGGCAATAAATTAGACGCTAGTTTATTTGAAGACTTAGGTTCATAAGGAGTTATAATGAGAATTGCAGAAATGTTACAAGCTATTGCTACATGGCTAGAAAGCCCAAATAATGAGGCTTTATTATTAGCGGAATCTGATGAAAACTGTTCACAGGTTGTAGCAGAATCTTGTGTTCTTGCCGCCGCCTTACTTAAAAAAGCAGCTGAGGAAGTTGATGGTATGGAGGCTCCAGAAGCATCCAATATTACACCAGAATCTTTAGATGAGATTGCTGCCCTTGCTGGAGCTTTTGATGCATCAGGAGATCCTCAATTAAAGAAACAAGCGTCTGTATTAGACGAATTATTAATGTCTATTGCTGCTCCACCAAATGCTTATGCTGAAAGAAAAGATTTACAAGACAATAGACTTCTTGAATTAAAAAAGAAATATGAATCACCTAGTGAAGAATTGCACAAAGTAAATTCTATTAAAAAATCAGAAGACGCTATTGATAAAAGTAATATGACTAAAAAATATACTATTTTAGAGGCGCCTTTAAGCACAAGATACTGCCCTGATCATCCTGGCGTCCAGATTGCACGCGTAGGCGAGCACATGTGGCAATGCGAATTAGATAAAAAAGCTTATAATTTTGAGACTGGTTTTGAACTAAATAATGGATCTAAGGTTCCTGGTGGTGATGTTGCTCAACAAACCCAAACATCTGAAATTCCTTTCCATGCCATTTTCGATACTCGTGAAGGCAGACTTGGGTATAATAAATGAAGGCATCGAATGAACAAACCCACTTACAAAAAAATTCTGGAGCATCCAGATAAAGATGAAATTATTTCTAAATTGGTAATTGGTCAACCAATTAACGATATTCATGATTGGTTAAAAGGCAAATATACCAATGTAAGTGAAACAAAATTTGTCATTTCTGAAAAGATTCTTAAATCTTTTCAAAATACTTATTTAGATTTTTACAATGATATGCAGCAAGATCTATCTAAAACTAAAACAGCTTTAGTTCTTGGAACACAAGATCAATTAGAGTTATCTGTTAAAGGTAATTCGGCTTATAAAGAAGCTATAATTAAAACATTAGATAATGAAATAGATCTTAGGCAAATGGTATCTCGATTAGCCACTAATATTGAAACTCGTTTATCACAAGTTTTCGATGAAATTCAAGAAGACCCTCGTAATATTAATACTAAAGTAGATCGTTTATTAATTGATTATGCCGAAGTATTTGGCGGGCTTTTGGAAAAATGTCATAAATTTAATGAAGTTCCAGTAGCTGATCAAATCATTCAGCATAACGTAACTTTACAGGTCGTGGATCAGCATATTTCGGTATTTCATGATGTAATTAAAGAAGTTTTGTCTCAAATGGATTTAGAGACTTCCATGTATTTTATGGAAGTATTTAATGACAAAATGTCTAAACTTAAAGCCCCTACACCGGACGCCGCCCCAACTCAAGAAATGAAGATGGCAGAAGCTAGATTACTTAACGAAACTATTAACAAAAAGATTAATGAAGCCTAAATGATAAAAAATAAACTTTCATCAATTATTGATATGCCTTCCAAAAAACAATTGGAAAAGGTTATTCGTCCATTTTCTGATGAAGAGTTAGAATTAACTCCAGATGTTAAGTCTAAAGTTAATAAACTAATGGAATTTTTTGATGAAGCAGGTATTGATTATGGTAAATTTGATCCAGAGTCAATTCCAAAGTTAGATCTTAGTAAGCGTCAAGCGTATCCAAATCAAGATGTGTATATGCACATTCCAGGGCAACATAATACTAATAAGTGGTTACAAGCAGTTAGAGAAATTTATTTTAAAGAAAAAGATGGTAGCAATAGGGTTGATGCCATTCGTCGAATTACTTCGGGATGGAATATTATGGAGACTTATGATTTTTTAAATTGGCTCCGATTTCATGAGGCAGGAGAACATATGAAATATAAATTTGCAGGTTTATGGTATGAAAATCCTGAAATTTCCAATTATGTCTTACATGTTAAACCAGATCCAGTTAAAGAGTCTGAAGTAGGCGTTCATGGTAGAGATATTGATTTTGCCAGAGATGAAAGCAATAATAATAATGAAAGAAAGCAAATTATTGAAAAACAAAGAAATAAAATTATTGGTAGATTAGATTCTGCAGAAAAACTATTAAGATCTCCTGATGGGCAAATTTTTTCCGGAAGAGAATTTGAAGCTCTTTTAGAGGCAGTTTATCAGCTTAAAAAGAAAATACAATTGGTTAATAAAGTTAGTACTGCAACTAAGCTTTATGAAGATATGATTGTTCGTGAAGCTAATATTCTTCATCGTGGTGGTTTTATTAAAGCTGCTGATTTATTATATTCTTTATCACAAACTCCAGCCGCAGCCGGAACCCAAGCTCAAGGAACTCCTGGCGCTCCTTTGAATTTACCGCCAGCAGCTCCACCAGCACCCCCAACTGTGCCTTCAGGAGCCCCAGGCGGACTTCCTTCTGTAGGACCAGGTATGCCTCAAGGCGCCCCAACAGATGCGGCTCCTAAGGGAATAGAAAATCAAGCCCCAGCAATTACAGAGCTTTTAGAAGGCATGGATACTGCTAAATTCACTTCTCCAGATAAAGCTAAAGCAGAAGATGATTTAGAGGTAGAAGATAGTATTGATGTTGATGATGCGGATACTGAAATTATGGTAACTGAGGCTCAAGCTATGGGACCAATTGATGAGCCAATGACGGCTTCTCCGGCACCCGCGCCACTTGATCCATCACCTGTTAAAGCACCCGCTACTCTTCCTAAAGAGCCGGCTGTTGACATGCCTCCCGGTGAAGAGCCATTAGAAGTAACTGAAGATGATATCAAACCTACTGGTGTTGCGGAAACCCCAACCACTAGTGATTTTGATAATAAAGTAAATGCTGTTTTATCTGGAGTTACTGTAGCTGATGTTGTTGCTAAGCTAGAAGATTTAGCTAAATTTTACAAAACAAGAGAAGCTCCAAGACAATTGGGCATTGTAGATATGATGTTAGATAGTTTAGGATTAGCATCTTATTTCCCTTCTTTGGCTGAAGCCACTAATAAATCTTTAGAATCTAATAACTATATTTCTACTCGTGTAGAAGATATTCTTTCTAAACTTCGTGGAGCAATGTCCGGCAGCGGAATTGATCTTAAAGGCGGTGAAGAAATTGAAAAACCAGAAGTTGCAGGAATTAAAAATAAATTAAAGTCTGATGAAGATAAAGAAAAAAATAGAAAGCAAATGAGAAAAGATCAGGAAGCTGCCGAACTATCTGGTGGAGAAAAAGAAACACCAGAAGTAGAAATTGAAGAAGATCTAGGCGCTCCAGTTGCTCCACCATTACCACCAGCCGCAGCTCCTCCTCCAAGAGTGCCCGCGCCACCAGCCTAAGCGAATGAATGAAACTCCGAGAATTGCTTCAACAAATGAAGAAGGTTCAAGAAAATATAGGTTCTTCTGAACCTTATATTTGCGGAGGCACGCCTAGAGATAGGTACATGAAGCGTTTAGATAATATCTCAGATTTAGATATTACTACTGGAGATAAAACTGTACAATATTTAGCCCAAGAGTTAGGCTCTGAATTATCTGAAAAATATAATGTAACTCGTAGATCTCATGATGATGGTCATAGTTCGATTTACATTGGTACTTTTAAAATGGATTTTTCATCTAATTTCAATGTTCCAAACATTGATGTCATTCTAAAAAATAAAGGAATAGTTAATCCTACTGAAATGCAAAAAGAAATGTTCAGTAGAGATTTTACTTGCAATGCCCTTCTATTATCTTTAGATCTTAAAAATTTAATTGACCCAACTAAACAAGGTTTTAAAGATATAAAAGACAAGGTAATTAGAACATGTTTAGATCCTAAGCTTACATTAACAACTAATAAGAATAGAGTTGTTAGGGCAATTTATTTAGCATCTAAATTGAATTTTGATATTGATCCGGCTATTATTGAATTTGTTCAAAGAAATCCAACATCTGTAAAGATTTCAACTGAAAAGGCAATGTCAGAAAAATTAAATGAAGCTTTTAATAGAGATGCTGATAGGGCAGCTCATTATATTACAAAAATGAATTTATGGGGAGAAATTCCTATTACCGAAGTTATTAAGCCATATTATTTTAAAAATGTAAACGCTCCTCAAAAGAAAGCTTATTTTCAAGGTGGTGGTGGAGTTAATCAACCTACACCTAAGGAAAAGAAATACAAATCAGATCCTGCTTTAGTGATGCAGCCTAGATTCAAAGAGCCGCTTTTTAAAAATTATGATTTATATGAAACTCCTGGCGAACATACTCCAGGTGGCGGGTTTTATCAAAACATGGATAAATACAAAAGTGTTAAAGATTTTGTTGATAAAAAGAGAAAGCGCAATAAATATAAATCTGATGATTCTTGGCAACTAGACGATGGTAAACGTACAAAAGAAAATCCAAATATCAAAGCCCGCGCATCTATTTTTGAAAGAATAATTAAGACTGCTAGAATGCCAGGAATGGGATTGTATCATTCGTTACGTAGAAAATTTGGACCTACTAAAAGGGAACTTCAAGAGCGTTTAGATTCTATGGAAGATAATAATCATATTGATTTTCCAATAGATGAATATTTTGAAAAAGACCAAATTGATAATGGAAGTGGCAGTTCTATGGAAAATGCCAATCTTACAGGCGGTTATTTAGATAAATATCTACCACAAGATGATTTTGAGGGCAAACCTCCAACATCTTTGAATTTTGGCAGAGATTACGCCGATCCTCAAAAATGCGGATATTGCGGTGAAAAGAAAATTGATGTTACTTTCCCTTGTGAAAAATGTGGTAAGGGCGGGGCATTAGTAAGCGAACCTCATGGTTTATACGGTTTACCTGATGGGGTGGATTTGCCTGATGGAGATTTAGGCAATCCAACTGAAATTAATCCAGATTATGGCACTACAGATAGCGGGAGAGCCATGTATGAAGATAAATGGAACATTTAAAACGGTGGATATTACTACATATAAATGCATAACAAGTGTTAAAACCGCTCTAGAGGTATCTAAATGTCATTACAGTCAACAGCACAAGAATTAATAGTTGTCGATCCTTCAGGGTCTCCAATTGGTGGCGGCAATCAAATGTCATTAGTTCCATTAGAAGTTATGGAAAATCCATCAGAACATGAACATGAGCATGGTCATGGTCATGATCATGATGTAGAAGTTCATGATGATCCAATGGTTATTGAAGTTGAATTAGAAATGGTCCCAGGTGCAGGAAATTCTCCAGACCCAGAGCCTATTGAAGTTCATGAAGTCGAAGAAGATGATAAATCTAAAATTGATGATAATGCTGCCAAGCCAAAGAAAAATGAAAAATGGGATTGGGAGTCACGTGGAGCCACTGGATTCATTGCTTGGATTAAAGAGCGTTGTGATGATGTTCCTAAGCATTCTGGTCAAGATACTGCTGGACTTGAAAGAGCCGTTGCTTATTTAGAAAGATTAGATAATGAAATTTCTAAAGCCATGAGACTTGATCTTGATGGCGAACTAGATGCCAATCAAATTGAAAAAGTTAGAGCTACTATTGATCATGGCGTTGAGAGATTGCAAGATCGTCTTGATAAGGTAAAAAAGAATAAAAAAGTTAGCCGTAAAAAGAAAGCCGAATTCGAATATTCAGACGTTCTAATTAAAGAGGGTCAGAAAATTACTGGAGTTCAGGGCGTTTATATTACGGTGCCATTATTAATTTCTAGAATTGCTAGAGTTTGTATTAATGGTATGGTTTCTGCCGGTCATGATATCGAAGATTTATATGAACGTCAAGTTAAGTTTTATAAGTTAAACGATCGTGAGCAAGCTGAAGTTATGCAACTATTAGCTGATATGGGATATGCAGTTCGTCAAGATAGAGGCTTTATGCCAAATGATGACGTTGATACTCGTTCCAGTGATAACATGGATTGGGCAGCCAATTACAAAGGATAATTATGTCCAAATACTCACGTCATCAATCAGTTGTATCTAGACAGTCCGATGAATCGATCGGTGAAGATCATTGGTTAAAACAATTTCAAAAATCTTTACAAAAGGGCGCCGTCACATCTAAGAATGTTGATTCGTCATTATTTGATCAAATTAATTCTGTAATGAATGGTAAATCTAAATACCCATCTGTAGCAGCTGCCGTTCAGGATATGCAACAAAGAAGTGGGTTGACTGCTTACTTAGATAAGATAAGTAAAATTACAGAAGAAGGTTCTAAAAAAACTGCCTCTGATAATCATGAAGATGTAGAAAAGAAAATTGAAACTCCAGTTGTATTTAAAAAATGTCCACAAATTAAAGTTACTTTAGAAAATATTATTAAAGGTAATAAGGGAAATTCAGTAGTACCTGCACTTATTGATAAGCTTAAGACTATACATCAACGCGACGTATCTGATGCTAAAGATTGGGAAGATGAAAATTTAATTAGAGAAGTTAGTAGACAAAATTTAATTGCTAAAAGAGATAATCCAGATAGTTACCAAAATTATAGTAATTTAGGTTCTCGTGATATGGATGCTGACTCTGATATTGATGCATCTAATGCTGACGCATTCAATTCTCTTGTTCCAGTTAGACAATAATTTAACTCCTTTGCACTTACCCAAGCCTTTTAAATGACTACATCAAATATTGAAGATAAAGAACTGTTTGCAAAATTAAAAAAACAGCTAATGATGTATGATCCTGTAATGTTCTGTCAAGAATATTTAACATTGGATGGTAAACCATTTAGTTTAACTGGAAATGGTTATAGACCATTTGCAGATATTTATCGTTACATTGGGGTAAAAGCTTTAGAGCCAAATGCTAAACCGGTAATTATTGTTAAAGGTCGTCAGGTTGGAGCTACAACGATGGCGAGCGCCCTTGAAATGTATTTTATGGGATCTGGTCTTTTTGGCAATGGTGAAAAGCCTCCGATGAGGGTTATTCATGCCTTTCCTCAATTGGAATTAGCGGCAGCATATTCTAAAACTAAATTGAATCAGATGATTATATCTGCTATTCCTGCCGAAGGACAAGTTACAACAAAGGCTGCTAAGACTAAATCATATATGCAGATGCTGCTAGATCAGTCAACTGCAACTAATGATTCTTTGCATTTTAAACAATTTGTTGGTGGAAATCATTTATGGGTAGAGTCTGTTGGACTAGACGGCGATCGTATTATGGGTCGTACTGCTGATATAATTTTTTTCGATGAAGTTCAGAAGACCACTGGTATGGCAATTGGTAATTCTCTAAAAGTTTTAACTACCGCAAAATATGGAAAAAATTCAAAAGGCGTACAGATTTATTTTGGAACCCCCCGCCGCAAGGGATCTGATTTTCATAAGATGTGGCAAACTTCATCGCAACAATATTATTATTTAGGATGTGAAAATTGTGAGAAACATTTTCCATTATATACTCCAGGATCAGATGATTGGAAAAATATTTGGCTTTATGGATACATTGTAAAGTGCACGCATTGCGGACATGAACAAGATAAGCGCCCCGCTGCCGAACGTGGCAAATGGGTTGCATTAAAAAATTCTGATGAAGAAGATTGTGATATGATTGGATTTCATATCAATCAACTTTATATGCCTTTATTTACAAGAGAAGATATTGATAAGGAAATGCCTGGCAAACATCCAATTAATACTGAGCGAGTATTTATGAATGAAGTTCTTGGAGAATTTTTTCAAGGAGATGCTAGTCCAATTACACCAGAAGAAATTAGAGAGCTTTGTGCCGATGTTGGCAGAAAGTTTAGCGCTAGAATTGTAACCCCGCCCAATACTATAAATCAAGAAATTATAGTTGCAGGAATAGATTATGGAGCTAGAGCAGATTTAGAGCAACTTGCTAATCCGGATAAAGTTAAAGCAACTGGACAATCTTTTAGCACAGCAGTAGTTTTAGTTGCTAAAGGACCTGGATTATTATCTATTGAATTTGCAACCAAATTTAAAAGAAATGATATGGAGAGTAAAAAAGGTATTATTGATCAAATGATGAGACAATATGGAATTCAATTAGCAGTTGGAGACATTGGGTATTCTAATGATTTTTCTGCAATATTACATCAAACATATGGGGATCGTTATTTAGTATCTCGTGCACATAATAAAGTTAATGGTCATGTTAAATTTACTGCAGACGCTTTTCCTAAAGAAATAGTTTTTGAAAGAGATTATTATATTGGTGAATTATATGAACAAATGAAAAAGGGAATGATTAGATTTCCATTTGGTGATTATGAAAAAGTTGCCTGGTTAATTGAGCACTGTGCTAGCATGGAAATTAAACCATCTATTTCTAGAAGCGGAGATCCAAGTATTCATTATATTAAAGGAAGTACTCCAAATGACGGATTTATGGCATTATTAAATGCTTATATTGCTTATAAATTCATTGTTTCCAAAGGATTTACCAATAATAACCCACTCCTACAACAACAAAGCTTTAAAGAACGAAATAAACCATTAGTTACTACTGGGTATGTATCTCGTAAATTTTAACGTATTTATAAATAGTTGTATTAACTGATATATTATTTATTACGTATAGTAGAGGGATAGTGGAAATAATGAGGCTCTATGGCTGTTAATAAATCTGCAAAATTATGGGTTGGACCATCAAACTCTGAACAATATATGAGTTCTAGATCTACTATTCCTCAAGTCAGTGCACTAATGTCACGTAATGTTTCTGATATTAGAAGGCAAGGTATTGCAAGTGAAGTTGATCAAGGTCTCTTTAGAGATGGTTCTGGACCCACTAGTAAAGAAAGCAATTCAACCTATTTTTCTCATGTAGTCGCATCTGTGGGCATGAATAAACACGCTCAAGTAGTAAGCAGTGGTGGCGGTAGTTATCGAGGAGGTAGCGGAGATACTGTTAAACAAACTCCCGAAGTTTATTCTCCACTTTGGCTAAATTCTAATCTCAATCTTCCACGCGACCGTGCTACCATTAATGCTTGGTGTAGAAGTTTTTATGCATTAAATCCATTCGTTCATAATGCTATTAATTTGCATAGCACCTATCCAATTAGTAAATTAAATATTAAATGTCCTAATAAAGATATTGAGAAATTTTTCAATGATATGATTGAAGAAATTGATTTAATGAATATTTGTGTGCAGATTGCTCAAGAATATTGGTTACTTGGAGAGTCTTTCGTATATGCTGAGCTTGATGAAAGCCGTGGTAAGTGGAGCCGTTTACTTATTCAAAATCCAGATTATATGATTGTTAAGCGTACAGTTGTTGCTAATGAGCCAATTATCATGTTACGTCCAGATGAAAATTTAAAGAAAATTATTTTCTCAAATCGTCCAACTGATATCGAACAGCGTAAACAGCTTAATAATCATATTATTGATTCTGTCAAGCGTGGTGAAAATATACCTCTCGATAATTTTCATGTTTCTCATTTGGCAAGAAGAATTAGCCCATATGAAATTCGTGGCACTGGACTTCCAGTATGTATTTTTCGTCAATTAATGTTATTCGATAAGTTAAGAGAATCTAAGTATGCTCAAGCAGATAATATGATCAATCCATTAACTTTAGTTAAAATTGGAACTGATGGTCCAGATGGATTGCATCCATCTTTTGCGGATATTGAGGCTTGGAGAAATGTTTTTGAAGAAGCTCAATATGATAAGGATTTTAAGATTTTTACTCATGCTGGTGTTGCTGTTGAGCGAGTTGGTTATGGTCAAGGAATCTATGATATTTCTGGTGACATTACTCAGATCATTAAAGAAATTTATGTCGGTTTACAAGTTCCACCTGTTCTTATGGACGGGGGTGCTGATACTACTTACGCGAATGGTGGTGTCGCTCTGGACGTATTAAGACAACGTTATATGCAATTTCGTAATATGATGTCTCAATGGTTAAAGAGAAAGATTTTTGCCCCAATTTCTAAGATTCAAGGATTTTATGATTATTCTGGCGGCGAAAAACAATTAATTGTACCAGATATTGACTGGAATCATATGTCGCTATTTGATGCCGGCGATTATATTAATGGATTAGTTACCTTAACTCAAGGCGAAGGAGATGCCAAAAGAGCATCTTTACATACATTATATCGTTCTTTAGGACTTGAATTTGAAGATGAAATTAGGAAAATGCGTAAAGAAGCTATTCAAAGCGCTATTAATGCAAAAGAAAAGGCAGCATTAACAGCTATGGATTTGAATGCACTTCGTGCATTGGATGAAGAAGATGAGATTCCAGAGCCAGAGGGCGCGGCAGCTGGTGGCGCTCCAGGCGAAGCGCCACTTCCAGGTGAAGCTCCTGGCGGAGCCCCACCAGGAGGCGGCTTACCTGGATTAGATATGGGTGGAGGTGCACCGCCACCGCCACCACCGCCACCTGAAGGGGCAGAGGCGCCACCACCTCCGCCACCACCGGCATAATTTGAATTTAATTCAAATGTTTATTAGCTATTAGACTTATGGATAATTACGTATTATTTTACTGATTCCACATAAATAGAGGATTTACTATGCAGAAAACTGCTCAAAAAAGAAGCGTTCTTAATAAGTTAAGAGAAATGACTAATGTAAGTGGTAAAGCCGCTGAAGCATTTTTTAATCCACAATTTAAAGCTGTGATGGAGCACATTAGAAAAAAAGACGATCAAATTAGAACTTTTGTTGTTGGTAAAAGACTTGGAGATGCAGAGGCAGATCCGGGCGGTCCAGCTTTAAAAGATTGTCTTAAGCAAGTAAAATCAAATATTAATAGAAGAGAGCTTATGACTGCGGGACATGATTTAGCAGTATTTCATGAGCAAGTAGCAAAAATTGTAGCAGAAATAAAATCTATTAATCATAAGGTTGATGAGGTTCATAATGAATTTTTATATGAAAAATTAACTGATGAGCAAAGAGAAAGATTAAAAGGATTAAAAACAAGATTTGCACAACAACAAGCAGTTTTGATTAAAGAAGCTGGGATTGCAGATTTTTGGCAAAATACTTTTACGCAACGAGGTCGTGGATTGGCTGCTTGGGAAAAAAGATATCCAAGCAAAGTAAATGAAATTAAAAATGGATTAACTTCTGTATTTCAAAAATCTGAAAGTTTACTTGATGTTATTATTGATGCATTGAAAGAAATGGCGAGCGCTCGTTCTGTTAGAAATATTGATAATTATATGAAGGGAACTGCTAAGATAGAAAAGGCTTTTAGTACATATGAAAGAACATTTAAAGATTTTTATACTAAAACTTTTAAGAAATATGTAGATGATCTTGAAGCATATACTGAACGCATTGCTCCAGAAGAACGTACTAAGGCTCATCAAACAATGGATTCGACCACATCACTTCTTGGTCCACAAAAACCTACATCAGGACCATCAATTACTCCAGAAGAAGCTGCACAATTATCTTCTAAAGGTCCGGCACCTGTAAGTTCTGAGAGTACATTAAATGCATTAGAAAAAGCACATGGTCCTACAAGCCAGCGTCTACCGCAATCAGGTGTTCAGCCACCTTTTCCTACTCCAGCGGCAAGAACTGCGCCAATTGCTCAGACAGTTAATATGCCAGCTATCGCTCCTGCTCCAGCAGCTCCAGCAGATCCAGAAATGGATCTTATGGATAGAATAAATAATAAATC